CTCCATATTGAACAGCTGCAGGATAAGAGGATTTAGTAAAGTAATCACCAGTACCATGGTTAAAGTGATCGAATATCACTTCAATAGGTGCTTCTGGTGGAGCATATGAATTTTTAAGAATTAATCGTGCTTGATCATAGTGAGTAAATCTTTGTCCATCATCCCAGATAAATCTATCTGAAATATCGATAGAGTATGTAGCACCTGGAGAAACAAATGTACCAGATTTCATCTTAACAGAAATCAAACGGTAACCATCACCCTTACCAAGTAGTAATTCAGTCTTTTGTACATCAGCCGCAGAAGTAAATGTTCTAGTGGCACTTGGAGAAGCTAATGTTTTTGTCTTTTGAGTTAGTGAAGCACCACTCTTATTAACTGCTGCAATAACAAAAACAGTTTTGGTGTTATATGTGGCACCGTCAACAGGAATTTGTGCATTTGATGTACCAGAAGTAAATGTACCAGTAATTGGGATAACTGCACCACCTGTGGTAGCATCAGTATTAATAACAGTATAATTGTCGTTATCTGCAGAAGAAGCAAATGTTCCAGAATCAGTAGTAATAGAAATTAAACCGCCAGATACAGTGCTGGTGAAAGTTTTATATACAGTGTAACTTGTATCACTCACATCTTTAATTGCAAAATGCGGGAATGGAAATATTGAAACAGCATTTTCTGGTTCTTTTATTTCAGTTTGAACTCTGTTAATGGTAACACCAGTAACAGTTATAACTGAGTCGACAGTTAAAGAAATTTGTGATCCAATAGCAATAACTCTTCGTAGTGTACCACCCAATAAAATATAATCACCATCCTTAAGATCAGTTTGAAAAGACGTTCCATTACCAGTAATTGTAGCTGTTGCAGCAGCAGTCGCTGATCCAATTAAACGCTTTAATATTCCAGAACCACCACCAACTGTAAGGATAGTTCTAGCAGTGCTTTCAATATCAGCAGTAAAGTTTAAATTTGCATCGTTGGATGAACCAACATGATAAAAAGATTTAACATCTCTATTGAAATCATATCCAGCTGACATCTGTACATCAAACAAACCTAATTTGTAGATAGCACTTTGTGTACCGATTGCTCCATTATCATATTCCATAAAACGAACACGAGCAGTACCAACTGCAATTCCACCAGATGGGATTGTTCCAACTGAAGCAGTAACTCTATTATAAAGAGTAACTTTAGTCATAGTGCTAACTCCTGGAGCACCATTTATATTAGTTACTAAAACATAGTTACCAACTGTGGCAGGAATAACTGCGTTTTCAACTGCAACAGAATCTCTTGCTTTTTGTATTGTTACAAACTCAGTAGATGGTTTTTCAATCTCATAACCCTGTACATATGCTTTTCCTGGCTCTAAACCAATTGCTAATTTTGCTTCATTGGCTTGGTGTGTGACAATATCATTTTCTGAACCTGTAGTTCCTGGAGTATAAATACCACGATTGTAGTATGGGGTTTCATTATATTCCCATTGAATACCTGAAGTTCCAGAACCATTAACTGAACCATCAAAAACCGATCCAGCAGTATGAGTTGGAGATGCTGGAGTACCGCTTGAAGAAGTTCCACTACTTCTTGCTACATATGTATTTCCACTATTTGTTACAACATCACCATTTAAATAAACACGACCTACTGCCCAAGCCCCACGCTCATTATTTCTATATTCACGAACATCAATTTCAAAATTCTTAACTGTGTAATCACCAGATTCATCATATGTTCTATGGGCAAATTCTTTTTCAAGAATAGAGTATTGTGTTGAATTAACTAATTTTTGAGGTTTACCTTCACCAACTCGAATCAACTCGATAAAATCTGCGTCTTCTATACTGTTTAATGCTAATTTAGTTAGTACAGCGTCGATGTAATAACGATGTGCTCCTGGAGCAGCATAGTTAAATGAATTTTGTGCGTTATCATAAAGAGTTTCATCTTCTTCTGCAGTAACGACAGACTCAGAAGTAACTAAACCAATTCGGTAAGATGGAATGGCTGTAAATTTATCGAGGATAATTGTTTGTTCTGGAACTAAAACAAAATGTCCTTTTATGTAATACACACCTTGTTTAATTGTTGCTACTGAACCAATTCCAGTAGGAGAAGTTGTTAATGCTTGAACTGTGAATGTCGCTGCAGCGAGCACAGTTCCTGCAGTATTAGTTCCTGCAAGATTTGTTAAAATATCTGACGCAGAGAATGTTTTAGTACTGTTATCCGTGCCAGAGTTCAAATAACGAATATATAATGCTCCTGCTGCAGCATTATCACCACCAGAAGATTTAGTAAAGTGAATAACTTGTGCTTTAACACCAGCTGAGTTTTGAATAATTAAGCCATTAAAATTTTCAATAACATTATCTGATAAAATTGCAGCATATGATGATTCTAACTTGACATATTGAATTTTAGTATCAATACCAATATTACCTGGAATTACCATGGATCCTTCTTTGAATACATGATCACCAAATCGAGAAATTTGATTCTGCAGAATAGTCTGCATCTGAGTTAACTCTCTTGCTTGGACAGCAAATCCTGGACGATATAGAATTCTCAAGAATCTTTTTGATTCGTTGAAATCGTCGTAGTACGGTTCGGTGTTAAAATCAATAGCCATTCGTAATTTCTCTTTAGTTGTTTCTAATCTATTTATGTTAGAATCTAATAACTGTTCTTAAAGTGACTGCTTCATCGTCTGAAGGAGTGAACCCAGCTTTGTTATCAATAAACATTAACTGACCAGAATATTTATCTATAGTTGGTAAACCCACGGACTGAATAGTAAAAGTAACATCATCAGCGTTCTTAAAAACTTCATAAGTTGCAGGTATATCATTGTCTAGTGATTGCAATAATACACTATTGGCAGAAGAAGAAACTACACGATATTTTCTTTCAAAAACATATCCATCAATAGTTCTTGTTACAGTAACATCAGTATCTCTTGGAAAATCATTAATGTTATCTATTGGTTCCAGTGTTTGAACAATAAAACATGCAGAACCAATTCCTCCTTGAAATTTTTGATCAGAATTCCATTGATTTGGGTTTTTAATAATACCCAATTGACGATAATCATTTTCAACAGCCACGCCTTGATTTAAATCGGTGGATACGTTACTGTAAAATACTAATGTTCTAGCAAACAATTCGGTTGGAGCATTTTTACCATGACCACCAAATGGTGATATAATCGCTCTTAAACGAGCACCCTGACCATTACTTTGTACAATAAAATTGGCATATGTATAATCTATTCCTGGATTTGTAACATTAATTTTTGTTATTTTACCAGTAGATTGATCTATAACAGCAGTAGCAGTTGCGCCAGTTCCATCTCCTTGAATTAGAATAGTTGCTGTACCATTACCATAACCACCAGAAATAATTTTAATAGCATCAATAGTTCCAGGAGTAGTTAAAATTTCGTTGTTTGCCTGAAGAGATTGAACAGTTCCAATAGTATGATCTGCAACCAACGCAGCATTTGCTCCAGGTCCAGTAACTGTAATTGTCGAGTTAGAATATCCGATTCCAGCATTCTCAACAATAACACCAACAATTTGATTATTATCAAGAACTGGAAGAAGTTTTGCGTTTGATTTTGTTGACGTAAAATTTAATAATGCTTCGGTAGTTCCTACTCTACTTGCATCTGTAATGGTAATGGTTGGTACTGCAGAATACCCAGCACCAAATCTACGAGTAACAGTTCCTGATGCTGGAATACCAGCATAAGTTAAAGTGGCAGAACCATTGAGAGTTGGTACTGCAGAAGTGTGTGTTGGTGCGACGCTGGGATCAGTTGTACCATTACCAGTAACAGTGTATAATCTACCTGAAACAAAAACTTGTTCATTAACTAAAACTGCAGTGTTTGCTGTCCATGCAGTTCCAAATATTACTGTTGGATTACTGGTATAATTATCACCAGAATTAGAAACAACACAAAATACTACTGATCCGTTAATTAACTTAGAAGATGCAACAGCACCTGATCCGCCACCACCAGAAAATGATACTGCAGGAGCAGAAATATATCCAGATCCTCCACTGGTCATGTTAATTTCTCTAACTCCACCAAGTAGTGTAATACCATCAATACTTTTGAAAGATGCTGTACCCGTTCCAGAACCTGGACCACTAGTCGTAAATGTTGATGTTACTGAATATGTTAATCCAGTTGGAGTACCAGCAGTAGTAACAATCGCAGCGCCAGCAGTTGTTGTTAAAGTAAAGCCAGTCACAGAAGAACCAGAACCAGTAATAGCAGAAACTTGATATTGTGTACCAGTTGTGTAACCAGTGATACTACCAGAACCACCAAGAGTGCCAGTAATATTAATTGTGCTACCAACTACTAATGTAGCTGCAGTACAAGTAAATTGACCAGCAGTACCAGAAATTACAACACCAGTAAGCGCACCTACAGGTGGTTGTCTAGTTATCGTGGTTGAAGCAACATTTTGTGCTGCACCACTAATTGTATATGTTCCAGCAGCACCAGTTCCAGTTCCAAGGGCAGAAATAGTAGTTCCAGGTGTAATACCAATTCCACTAATAGTAGAGCCAGATGTAAGTATTCCAGAAGTCACTGTAGCGACTGTTAATGTATTTCCAGCAACACCTATAGTACCGTTGTCAATACGTCCTGTGACTACTGCTGCAGCAGTGGCACCGATATCAGTCCAAACCGTAGTTCCAGCAGACACAATTGTATGTCTCACTGCAGTGGTAAATGAACCAGCTGCGACAGTTGTATTAGTTGTATCTACAGTTCCTTTAACTCTAGTACCAAGATACTTTAATGCTGCCACACCATTTTTAACAGTTCCTTTTCTATGAGTAGGTTCACTAGAAGATACAGTTCCTGAAGTTACAACTTCGTAAAAATCAAAAACACTATTAAAAATTCTTTGACCTAAAGAAATGCTCGCACCAGAAACAAAGGCAGTAGCACTTGTAATTGGATTTCCAAAAATGACAGTTGGACTTGCATAACCATTACCACCAGAAGTTACTACAATTTCATTTAAAAATGCATATTCTTCTTCTCTAAAACCATCACCTGTAACTGTTATTGTTGCACTAGTATAACCAGATCCTTTGTTATTAATAATAATGCTGTCCATGGCACCATTAGAATAAAACTGATTAGTAAGAGCAGAAACGACTGGCATCTGCTCATTTGATAAGAATTTAATTCTTAAATTAATTGGAATATTATACATAAACTTCCACACATAACCATCTGAAGTTGTGGTTGGAATAATAGATGTTGCTGTTGGTTTTACTGTTGATAAAGAATTGTTGTTATTATCAAGACATTTATATACATTAAAATCTTCTGTAACAACATAAAAGTTACATTCTTCAAGTTTTTGTTTACCAGAAGGTGAAATATTTACTACTGCTCGTAAATCTGCGCCAGTACCGCCACCACCTGTAACAGTTACAGTCGGAACAGAAGTATATCCAGATCCTCTTGACGTATTTGAGTAACCAATGGGTGAAATATCAACAATAGACTGAGTCGCCCCACCTGAAACAATTGGATAAAATTTAGCACCTGATCCACCACCGCCAGTAATAGTAATAGTTGGTAGTGATGTGTAACCAGTTCCACCACTTACAATATTAATACCAAGAACCTCAGTTGAGTATTCATCATCATACATATCATAAACTGTACCTGTTGTCCAATTCACACGAGGAACAACAAATGCAACATCAGAAGGTGTGATCGCTTTCATTGTAATAATTTCGTTACGAACCTCTCGCTCATAAGCATAACTATCTACAGGATATGGTGGTGCAGCTTCATCACTCCACTGAAGTGTTTTACCAAGAAAATAATAATAATTAGAACTTTTTTGGGCTACATCTTTGAAAACACCCTCTGCAAGACTTTTATGCAGGATAGTTTTGATTAGAGATGAGGTAGTTGGCATTTTAGCAGAACCTTGAACTTAAATTAACTTACTGTCACGAGCCATGTTATAGAGATTGTGTCGCCAGCTGCCTTAGTCACAACTGGGAATGTAGTACGGCAAAGCATAGTACCAGCTGTATCCGCATTAAAAATACCTGCCTCTACAATAGCACCATCACCTGAACCTGCCGCAAATGTCGCTGTGTATGTAACAGTATTTGCGGCAACAGTTCCAGTTACTGCCGCACGAACTGTTTGCGCCTGCAGAGCTGTATTTGTTACATCGACTCCAGTAGACCCAGTGCCAATACCCATATGAGTCATTCTTGCTGGACTGTTAGTAGTAAGTTTTATCATACTAGAAGCAATAAAGGCTTTACCTGTGTTAACAACTTGGTTAGGCACTTCAAAATTTTGAACTACGGTTCCTGATGCATTAGTTTTAACGATGCGAACTGTACCAGTTGCTTTTAATTGTTCTTTCATTTTTTGTTTCATAAAATCTCCTTAGTTTATAACGTGTTAAATGTAGATTCTCTAGAACCTACAGAATATGTGTCTGCAAATACAATATAATCTTCTTCATAATAAGAATTTTTCTGCAAATAACCAGTGTGGTTTTGTGGAGCTAATATGCTCGTATCTGCATATCTATTTAGGGTTTTTGCGAAAGATTCATTATCAATCATATTAATAGGAGTGCTAATTCGTTTACCAAAAGTTCTGGCAATTACTCCATTATCAACCATTCCAGGATAGGGAGTGTTTAGCAATTTACCAAAAGTAATTTGGAAAAGACCCTCATCAAACATTCCTTCACCAATCCCATCACCGTAGACAGTGTTTAGTGCTTTGGTAAATTCTTTGTTAACGATGAATGTTTGGGGTGGTAGTGGTGGGCTACTCAAATCCTTGGTAGTAAATAATGTAATATCAAGATCATTTGTTGGATTTGACGTAGTTGATAATACCTTTTCTACAGAAAGATATGTTGTATTAACATCTAATAATGTAAAGTCATCCTCAAGTTCAAGACCAAGAGACTTAACGAGTGATTCTAGTTCAATACTTAAATCTATGTTATTTGTAATACTAAATTCAGAAAATAATGCCAAGCCAGCTGGATGCAGCATAGTTTTAACTGCAGACTTATATGATGAAAGTCTTTCGTCAAGTTTTATAACATAGGAAAATGCTTGATAATATTTACTATCTTGAATAAAAATAGAATCATCTAGAAAACCATCATTTGTTGAGTAGTATCCTGGATATCTTACAAGAGCACCAGTCTTAACTTCAATAATTGCGGGATCATCAAAGTTGACATTAGAATTAGAAGAGTTTTGTGAAAACTCACGAAGTAAAGAACCTACATATCCACCAGTAACATAAGCAGATAATGCAGTAAGATTAGTAATTGTACCTGCTGTTGGTGTAGTACCACCAGTTACAGTATATGTAATAGAAGTACCACTAACTATAGAATCAACTACACAAGATGTTGGCGTTGCACCAAATAATGTACCAGTGCCTGTTATAGCAGTAATAGGTAATCCAGAACTTAAACCTGTAGTGCTTGACATACCAGTTATTGTGGCAGTGAATGGACCACTTCCTGTGATAGAACCAATAGTACCAGTTGCGCTAATTATAACATTAGATACAACATAATCTTCTGTATTAATATATCCTTGTTCCTCAAATCCTCCAATCACATCTCCAATTGTTTGAACAATATTTCCATCTCCACCTAATGCAAGTGGCGAACCAGTTCTGCTAGTAGATGCTACTGCGTCAATCTGCACCCCTGCAGTAAAAGTATTTGATGCTATAATAGAAACTGCAAAATCAGAATTATATCCTAAACCAAATTTAATAAACTCTGCGTATTTAATACCATTATTATCATCAACAGCAGTGACTTTTAATAAAGCACCAGTTCCAGCTCCAGATTTAATTTCAAACACTTGACCAACTCGAAAGTTTTTTCCAGGTTGACTAATTATTGGAGTTTGTGTGGCTTTAAGAATAGTAGCTTGAAATGTATCTTCATATTTAATTGTGTCTCCTGGTTTTAATACACCAAAAAAACTTTTATCTAAAAAAAATTCGTAGATATCTCCACCAAGAGCAACAATTCTATCAATCTCACCAACAAGATCTTCTTTTTTGTCAACAAGAACTTTAATTAATCTAGTTTCAGTTTGAATATCAACTAGTTTACCAACAATTGTAAGTGGATTTCCATAATCTACATGGGCGAAAACAGAAATATCTTGATTCCATTTTCCATCAGATGGTCGAAGCATCTGAGTTCCTGGATATGACAGTTCTACTTTTTTACCAAATAATAATCTAAACAAAAGGTTATAAGAAGATTTAGAACCTTTTGCAAGATACTGATCTTTAATATGAGCAAGCAAAAATCTTTCATCACCAGCAATGCTTGGAAGATTGTGTGCTAATTCTTTTTTAAATTCACCCACAAAAGAATCAAGAGTTTTATCTAAATCTTTAACTGAAGAAAGATCTACTCCCTGTGTTTGTAAAAACTCATAATATGCTTCTACAAAAGCGACAAATGTTGGAAAATCTTCCCTAATAAATTCAGGGATCTGTCTGGAAACAACAGATGATAAATTAGTTCTTGCCATTATGCTCTAATAGAATTGAATTTGTAGTTAAATCCAGCACCAGTATCTCCATTTGCAGTATTATCAGCAATAGCAGTCACACTCAATAGCGTTGGGTCGATTTGAACAATTTGATTTAAAGCAGAAACAATATCATATGATTCTGGTTTAACTTGTATCTCAAAAAATGGTCCATCTAAAGTAGATATGTTCAAACCATTAATTTGAATTAATCCTAGTGAATAGTTAATAGTTCCCTGTGTTGTATTTACAAATACTTTATCTCTGTTTGAATTGCGATAGTATAAACGAATATTTCCTGCAGAATCGTCATCAAGAAAATGCACTTGAGTACTTGCTGGAATAAAAAATCCAGTTGATGAAAAAACTTCACCTTGCCCACTACCATCTTGAGAAATAGGATTAATTAAATTTAATTTATATTGAGCGTTTGTGCCGTACTGTGGTGTAATAGGATGGATAACCATTAAACGAGTTGTATTATTTACAATTGATGCATCAGATTGATCAATGATGCCTGTTAGTTTTGTATAACGAAGAATTCCATCAAATCTCTGAAGTTCGTTTTCGTCATAATCTAAAATTGCATTTTTAACAATAGTTTCGATTTGCGCTTCAGTGTTAGATGTTTCTTTAGGATTATAGTAAACAAATGATGTTATCTTAATATTAAAAAATTCTGGATCGACAAGTTCAGGGGTAATAGAAACAACACTTCTTGGTGTAAGAATTTCATTTGTAATAGTTTCTTTTTGCACATTAGTTAATCTTAACGCTTCTTTTGGTTTAACACAAATAAATGTTTTACCATATATTGGAGGATCATTATCTTCACCACCCCAAACTGATATTGTTTTAGCATCAGGAAATTTACTATAAATTAATGCTTTGTAATCATCTGGAGTGACAGCACGATTTTGTGCTGCAAATAATCTTGGAGCATTAAATTTAATAGAATTGATATCTTCTGGTTCAGCGCCACCATATGCAGGAGTTACAGTAGTAACCGAAAGACTACTACCCAATACTGATATACCATTATATGTAAAAATATTTGCTGAGTTCGGTTCTTCTAAACTAGAAACAAAATAATCAAGAGTCACAACATTACCATTACTTACTGCTGCGCCAAGAACACCATCACCAAAAGTAATTTCGTAAAGACTATCATCAATCTCTTTTAAGAAATATATTTTTGTCAAATCAGTTACTGCTGTTAAATCTTCTGCTCTTGTAAATGTTTGATAAACATCAGAAGTTGAATTTTCCTGAACTTTAACCGATAGCGTTGAAATATCAATATTTGCGTTTGGTATAATAAAACGAACACCACTGGCAACTGTATACTTAAATGATAGTGGTGTTCCCTCAATAAGATTTAAATTAGAAAATGTATAAGAACCGCTGGTACTTATTGCCACAGTTACAGCTTCTAGATTATAAAACACATATGACGTGCCATCAATAGAAGTCGAGAATGATTGTCTTGCTGGTAGTGATGCAATACCTGGACTAGAAGTTGGTGCACTAATAACTGCATTTACCTTTGCTCTTGCGCAAACTGCAGATCTTGGTGTATAACCAAGCATCTTTGAAAGAGAAACTACTGATGCACGTTTGCTGGCAGAGTCAAGAAATACTTCGTTTACAGCAAGATTAGTATAAACACCATTGTAGTGAGTATTATATGCCAGCAGATCTAAAAGAACGGATAAACCCGATCCTTCAAAATCGTAATCTGAAAATTCATTTTGTGCTTTAAGGAATGTCTTAAGATTGGCTTTAATGGTATCAAAGTCTAACTCTGATACCTTTAGTCTTTTGTTATTAGTTGTAATTGCCATTTATCGTGTTCTCTCTAATGCTAGATCAAGAGTTATAGGTCTCTCGGTATTAACTATTTTAAATTCTAATGTTATATAAACAGCGTTGGTGTCTATAGAATCATTTATTCTGACATCTAAAACTTCTACTCTTGGTTCAAAGTTATTAATCACATCGATTACTGCTCGCTGAAGCATAACTGTAAACATTGGTCCAGGTAGTTCAAACAACATTGCTCGAATCGGAGAACCTATTTCACTATGAAATGGTCTCTCAAAGTT